GGGGTCCCTGGCGGAACCGGATGTTTTCAGGGGTCATGTTGGTGGCACGTTGTCGGGTCACTACTTTTGTCCAGCTTGCCGTGCGGCGCGGAGCTTTCATATGAGTCCAGCTGATTCATTTCGGATTCTTCCCGGTTTGGGTCTTCTTACTGGTTTCTTCTCTGCTTTTCCCTCCGCTTGGCATTCTTTTTCTGCGTGGGGGTCAGAGGAATCTTCTCACTGAATTCCCCGTAGCCAACGACTGGGTTGGCTGCGGTCCCCGGGTTCTTCTCGGGGTTGGATTTCCCTGCGATGATTTTGTCTGACTGGATGGTCTCCAGTGCTTCTCTTGTCTCCGTCAGGCTGCTCTTCAGCAGATTGTTGGCCTTCATGAGTAGCTGTTGCTGTTGTGCCAGTTCCTCAGTGGCTTCGGCCCAGTTGTCCACCGAGGACGACGCGGGTTTTAGCGCTAGTGCTTGATCTCGTAGTGTGCTGACTCGGAGTTTGGTCCTCTGGTCTAGCAGTCGCCACACAGCGCTTTTGGGGTCCTTGTATGTGCCCGAGGTGATGGCCGTAGTCACCTCGTCTAGAGTCTTCTTTGGAGACCTGGGTGTTTGGGGTCTTGCCTTGGGGTCAAAGCTGTCCAGCGGCGTGTTGATGTCAACAAGTGTTTGGTTTGTTAGGGGTTCTGATAGCGTTATTCCTTCTAGGTCTCCTCCGAATTCGGACATGTTGTTCCAGTCATCGAGGAATCCGGTGACGTCTATCCCCTTCACTTCCAGTCTCTTCCTCTTGTCGAGGGACATGTGTTTGGCCGCGGTCTCTAGTAGCGGATTGTTCCAGCCGCCTACCAGCCTGATTGCCTCGTACCGCACTATCTGGTACGCAATCTCGGCTCCGGGTTTTCTGGCCAGGGCTTTGTTCTCGAGCCCCTTTGGGTAGGCTGCTGAGGCAATTAGTCTCTCGTTCTCGAGGACTGGAACGAACATCTCCATTTGGCGGCTGTAGATGGCCGACCACCCGAGCAGGTCAAGCTCTACTGCTTTTCCTGGTCTGATGGGGGGTAGGTCGGACCCATCGGCGAGGTATCCATCCTGGGGTGCCGTCTCGACGGCCTCAACGATGGTCTCTCTAAGGTTTTTCAGCTCGCGCTCTATCTTGAAGTTGATGCCCGTTTTCTCCTCGAGGTCCATGAACTCTTTGGTCATGGGGTTTGGTTTCCCTGCTTTTACCCACTCGGCCACGACTATTGTGGACATGAGGTGGTTGTTCAGGAATGTAAAGGCATTCCCACTGCCCTGGCCGTAGGTCTTCAGTTGAAGGTTCATCAAAAGACACGATGAGTCCACCACCATGGATGGAGCGACGTTCATTGCGAATGTGGCCCATGTCGGGTTGTATCGCGGTGAGCCGTCCTCGTTCGTCCATCCCCTCGTCAGGAGGTAGTACATCATGGCCTGCATGTGCTGTGGAGTGCAGTTGGCCTCGCCTTTCTCCAGGTCAATTGAGTACCATGTGTTGTCCTGCAGTATGTAGATGTTGTCCGCATAGATCATGACTAGGTCCTCGTCATTGTCCAGGCTGTCTCTTATGATTGTCATGATTCTGTCCATTCCTCCGTGGAATGGTGAGAACCCGTACAGAGACGGGGTCTGGGTGTTGGTGATGTTGAGTTTGGACTCGTTCATCACCGGGGTTGACACCATTGATAGTAGTAGGTGTGTTGGGTAGGGCGCGCTCCAAATGTTTCTGGTCTTCTTGTCCCAGTCCACTTGTGTGTATCTTTCGCCCTTTGGGAAGAGCAGCCCACAGCTCAGGTACCAGAAGTCGGTGATGGTTTTCTTCACACCTGCTTCTGGGTCTGCTGATGTGGCGGCTCTTCCGAGGTCACGTATGAAGGAGTCAGCCAGTACGAGCGCTTCTGCCGTCGTGTCTCCTTTGGTTTTGCCTATGTATGGTAGGCCGGCTGAGGACTTTATGGTCACATGTGGCAGATATGACTTGTCTGTGCTCAGGTCTCCGGTGTAGTTGATCAGCCAGCTTGGGGCCCACCGGAGGTCGGGGTCCTCATGCTTTGGTGTGTTGATCGGTAGTGTTTGCTCCAGCAGTTTTGCTAGCTGTTCGTTCGTGTAGCCCACTGTTTTTGGAGTCTTGTTTGGATTCCTGCCAGTGGCGACGCCCTTCATTGCTAGGAGCCTGTTCAGCTGTCCTGAGTAGCTGCCTGAGCCGTACTGAAGTGTGGCTATGGCTTCTCGGACTTGTCTGAGCGTCTCCGGTCCTGTTGGGAAGTCATTCTCCAACAGGAAGAAGGTGAGTTGCTTCAGAAGTGTGATGTCCGGAGCCCCGAACGTCCCCACTTCGTCATGGTCTGGCTTGTGGAATGGGTAGTACTTTGGGTAGAACGCAGTGGTTCCTTCTGGGACGCTTACCGTGTCCTTAAGCTTGCCGTCTTCCACCATTTGTCGCAGTCGAGGCAGAGCGGCATCTGTCTCTAGTTCGACCATGGTCGGGATGGCTCGCGGCCTAAGTATCCGGTACTTGTTGTCCTTCAGGAACTGTGCTGCTGCTTGCGGGCTGTCGAGGGGGTCCTTGGCTGGCCTGAAGCGTTTTGGTATCAGCACGTCCTCTACGTCTCCTGTTGTGCTCTTCATCAGAGCAGTCAAGATGGATGCCTTGTTTTGTGGTGAGTTGAAGATGTCCGACATATCATGAGTTGTGTGTATAGGGTTTTGTTAAAGGGCACTTGCGTGCATACGTAAACAGTCGTGGTATGTCGGGTGCCACCAACGTTGACCCACTGTTTCC